GTCTGCCCTGCTGCAGCGATAGCCGCGTCCCCAGGCTTTTTGTGCTCCTGGTGCGCGGTAGTTGTACTGATGTATTTCTTCCAGGTGCAGTTCGTCTGCGTGTTGCACTAGGTACGTGAAAACGGTGTCTAGGACTTTGGGATCGTGGTGGCCAATATCTACTGCTCTGCCTGTGGCGTGGACGCTCATGTACGGGTGGCACTTTGCGTCGTACGGATCGAGTTTGTGGATCGCTGCTGGTGCGGAGCGCATGACTCGAATTACTAGGCCACCCATGTAATTCATTTTCCAGCGTCGCTGTATCAGGTCACTTAGTTTCTTAGCAGCGGGATGTGTCGCTGTTCCTACTTTGTCGAAGCCGGTGTACGTGCGCTTGGTGTTTGTCATGGTGTTGGTGGTGTTCCTGTGCTTGGTGGTTCTTTGTCCTTGAGGCCGTTCGCTGCTAGGAGGCCTAGCAGGCCGCCACTGAGCGACATCATCATTGGACTGAGGAGGCTAAAGATTTCGGCGTCTGCTTCGCTCATGTAGCGCGGCTGTGTCACGAATAAAGTGCCGTACAGCATGAAGCCGATGGACGTTACGAATACCGCCGTTAGTCCTGCGCCTACTATGAGGATGAGTCGTGCTTTGATCTGTTCGTTGGTCATGCGTGGCCGTAGTTTCATTAGCAGTCAAATCCTTTTAGTTGTCTAATGGTTGTTGTTGTCACGCCGGACTCAATTGCTCCGAGTGCTTTGTTTTTTGTGCGTGGTTCCTGTTCGCATTGGCATTCTGTTGTGTTTGCGTTTTCGGGATCCTGGCAGGTGTATCGGTAGCGGTCACCGCATCCGGTTAGGGCTATGAGCAAAATGCTAACTAGGGTTAGGCGTTTCATTCTGTTTCCGGTGTAAGTGGTGAGATGTCTTTTGTTGCTTCTAAATACTGCGCGTGTTCTTCTTCGGTCATCTCGCGGACTTCGTTGTCTATCTGAATTAGTGGTCGTGTCATCAGGTCGGCCTTCTGTATCCGTACACCACGAGCGTTCCGCCAGTAATTGTAAAACCACCACCAACGATCAAAGTGAAGCCTGTGTAACTTGTTGAGTTGTTCAGCCAGCCTGACTTGTGTCCAGCGTTTGCGCCGTCTTGATACGGTGCAGAAATAGATGTAGCAGCAGCAGCAAATGGTCTCATGATTGTTGCCTGCATATTAGTGAAGTTATTAACACCACCGGAACAATGTGTCCAGTTAGCAGTGTTGTTATCGCCGACGCTTGATACTGCGCCACTAGCGAAGTTGGCGTAAATTAAGTTGCCGTAGTAACCAGTTACAGTTGCGCCAAGTTGGATGCGCAAAACCTCGCCGCCTGTATTTGTAATACCGTTGTAGGTAACTAGGTAATTTTCGTAGTCTGTTGAGAATGCGTTAGTTACGACGACGCTAGTAACGCCAGTGCCTACTGTCTGCGACTTGATTAGTGTCATGCCCGAATTAGTGAGGTAGGTGTTGATGTCACTTGCTGGAAGTGCGACTCCGTCGCTGAATGTTTTTGTGGCCATGTGTTTTGCTCCTATGCGATTAGGTCTGTTCCGCCAATAAGGCTAGTTCCAATGATGAATACGTTGGTGAACCTAACGGATCCGTTGATGGTTGTTGTCCATTGTCCTGGGGTGATGCGGTGTTCTATTGACTGCAGTAGTTGTGGGACTGTGGTGCTTGCTCCTGTGCGCGGGACGATGTTGAGTGTTATGCGGTCTAATAGTTCTAAACCGAGGATGGTTGTCCAGTTGGCTGTTGTTGCTTCGACGTTGACGTCAATGGGTGAAACGACTAGCGCGGTGTCTTTGCTGTACGTCACTAGCAAGTTTCCTAGTGTTTGTGCGTCTGCCTGCGTGGATAGTTGTGTTGGCCAACTGCCACCCATTGTTCCGTATGCGGCGACGGATGTGGCGTTTGTGACTGTGACTGTGGCGTCGCCTGTGAAACCAACGGCCAGGGTGTTTCTCATGTTTTCGCTGTCGATGGCATAGTCGAGTTCTGTTCCGATGCCTATGCCTGCTCCACCAAAGGTTGCTTGACTTGTAATGGATGTTCCTGTTGTGAAGTCATAGCGTCCGGTCATTTTGATGGTGCCGTTTTTTGTGACGTACAGGTTGCCGCCTTCGGAGTCTGCGAGGAGTTGTAGTTCTGTTGTGACGGATGGCCCGCCGACGCTGATCTCGGTTACTGTGCCGACGGTGGTGCCGACTGTTGTTTTTGCTGTTGGGTACGACGTGTAGGCAATGAGTCGGTTGAAGCGGGCCGTTGTTGTTTCTGTCAATGTGCCGAGGCTTAGTCGATAGATGGTTTGGATTTGTGCTGCTGTTAGTGCGCTGTTCCAGACTGCACCTTGCTGGTGGCGTCCTGGGGTGACAATAAAGAATTCTGCCAGTGTGCCGAAGCCGGATGTCGTTGAAGTCAGCGGGAGTGCAACGGCTATTCCGTCCAGGTAACAGGCGGTGAGCGTTGCTGCGCTGGTGGTTACAATTCCGATGTGGTGTGGTTGGAATTCGTCAATGTAGACGGTGGCTTGGTATTGACGGTTATTTGTTCCGTCATATGTAAAGACTCGTAAGTCTTGTGTTGCTTTGTTGAAGTAGCCGTAGACCTCATGTCCTACGCCGTAGTAGAGAAAGATGTAGTTGTTATCTCCACTTGCCAATTGGAACCACTGCGTTATTGTTTGCGCTGTTGCTGCTGTGGCGGTTTGTGTGGCGTTCCAGTAAAGGCCGAATTGAGTTTCGGAAACACCGACGCAGGTGTCCGGTAGTCCGACGGCTAGTCCTGGCGCGTTGCTTGTGCGGGTGGTCAGTAACGGCAGGAGTGGCATTGGTGTGCTTCCGAAGTCCTGCAGTTGTGCCGCGCTCAAATCGAGCGGGTCAATGGGATCGGTCATTGGGTAGTAGTGACGGGGGCTTAGGCTGCGGATGTATTTGTCAGCGACGTCGTTTGGCATTTCTTCTGTTGCTAGTAATGCGAGTGCGTCGTAGCATTCAATCGTGACGGTGCTATCAAAGCCGGCGTCTGTCATTGATACTGGCCAGCCTTTTATGTAGCCCTGGAAAACGTCAAAGGTGCTGGTGGCTGTTGCTCTAATCCGTATTTGTTTTTTTGGGAGCAGTTGTGCGTAGTACGTGCCTGCGGTGTTTATCGGGTCGTAGGTGCGGGCGCGGTTGTTTAAGACAACGGTGGCGGTGCCGGCTTCGAAGTTTTGGTACTCATCTGAACGTCCGCGTCTGGTGGTTACTTCGCGCACATCGCTTGTTACGTCCACCCAGGTTGGTGAGGCGTCGTAGGGGCCATTACTGAATGCAATCTCGACGATGGTTGTTGGGTATGCCATTATTTTTTGACCTTGCGGCCTGTACTTTTTGGCGCTGCTTTTGGTGTTTTGATTGTGATCGGCAGGCCGTTGCTTGTTGCTCCGTAGGTTTGAAGGACTGCGGTAACTGTTTTGGCTATCTCTGTGGGATCGCCAATGCCAGACTCGATGGTGATGTAGAAGTTGCCGGTGCCTGCTCCGTTGGTTGGTGTTGCTCCGAGGGCTGCGCCGAAGCCTGGCGTAGCCATGCCTGCTGCTGTGCCGGCGTCTGCTACTCCTCGAAGGTCTGCTGATAGGGATGCTGCTGTAAAGCCGCCGGTGCCTGCAATGAGGTCTTTGGCTACTTGTGCGCCTGCGACGGGGCCGAGGTCGAGGAGTTGTTGGATGGCTGCTGTGCTCATGTTGCCGCCTGCGATGAGCGTTTTCATGTAGCCAGCGAAACTTTTTGCTGCAGCAATTTGTTCTTGGAAGATGGCGGTGTAGTTCTTTGGTTTGACTGCTTGAGCGTCTGTGACTTTGCTTTCGGCTGCTGCTACACGGTCAAGTGCATCGGCGTAGTTCTTTTGATCGCCGGACGCGTTGGCTTGCTGCAGGTCCTGGTACGCCTGGCGGCGTTCCTGGAGGGCGTCGTTGACTTTGCTTTGTGCGTCTGCCTGGTCTGAGGCGGCGTTGTTGAATGCCTGGCCTAGTGAAACCTCGCGGCTGATCGCATCGCTTATGGATGCCACGTATGTTTTGATGGCAGCCTGTGCTGCTTTGAGGTTGTCCTTGAAGGTGGCGTACTTTGTCTTTTCCTTTTCGGCTGCCACTGCGGCCACTGCTGCTGCTTTTTTGCTGGCTTCTTCTGCTTTGGCTTCTGCCTGTTCCTTTTCTTTGGCTATTTTTTTTATGATGTCAAATTGTTCTTGGTTGTATTTGTTCAGGACGGCAGTGTTGATTGCTGTTTGTTTGTCGTTGGCTATGACCTTTTTTTGTGCTTCTGAATAGGCCTCTAACGTGTCGATGTGGTCAATGGTTGCAAGGTCTGTCAAATTCACCGCGTTACCAATCCGCACTGCGGTGTTCTCAAACATGATGCCTACGTTGAGGGTCCGTGTGAAGGCGTTACGTAGACGACCAAAGCCGCTAACGCTGCCGTCTGTGGCGTGGAACATATCGCCGAGTTCATTGTTGACTTTGTCTAGGGCTTGTGCCGCTTGTGTTCCAAATTCTGCGAAGGCTGCGGCTAGTCCTTCAAGCGTTGCTTTTTCGCCTATCTTGACCAGGGAGTCTGCGATGCCGTTCATTACTGGCAGGAGTTTTGTGCCGATGGCGTCTGTTACTTCTCCGAAGCCGTTTTTCATTCGCATTGTGGATAGGGCTGTGGC